CATCTGCACTTGCAATGTCTGGTCAACTTGACACTACTGCCAATCAGTTTGGTGGATTAAGTGTTGACGATACTGGTGCAACTTTTGCTGGTACACTTAATGGTCGTATTAAAGTATACATTGACCCATATTTCGCAGTCGGTGCTTCTGGTCGCGAATTGTTGGTTGTTGGATACAAAGGTACTTCACCTTATGA